TGATACTCTAGCATCAGCTCACGAGCCTTGGCGAGGGCCGAAGCAGCCTCGTTAGCGTTGCTGCTCTCCGTCAGGGCCATCAGCTTGGCGATCTTGGCTTTCACGGTCTCGAGATTTGGCGTTGTCATTTGGCTGCTCCTTTGAAATGCTTCTCCCAGTACCTGCGGAGTGCGATTGGTAGTGCGTGCTGCATCACTTCTCCGTCGTCGTCAACCAGCTTCACGACCACCCAGAGTCGTCGGTTCTGGCCGTTGAGCTTGATACGAAAGTCCGGGTCGTCCGTGTGGTCGTATCGGACGTTGGCGAATGGCCAGGGCCGAGGCGGCTCGATGTGAGGGCCGATGAGCTTCGCTAACGTCTCGAACGACCCTCGAACGTGTGCGGAGCTTCCGAGCTCCCTGGCCATCCAGGGAGCGATCTGCGTCTGAATCGGTGTGTCCTTCGTGACGAGAATTGCCATCTTAGCCTCGGCGAGCTCCACGACCTTTGGGCATCGGCAGGACGATTGGCTTGTCCCAGCCGAGAATCCGTCGTGCTTCCTCGTCCCAGTCCTGCTTCACTTCCGAAGCCAGTGGAAGAACCTCTAACAGCTTCACAGCCGTTTCGATCTTCATCTGTTGGTCCTTCGCTAACTTCAATGCCTTGCGGAACTCTTGCACTGTCATCGTCGTCTCCTCTTGCTGCTTCATAAAAATGACCGTTACACCTTAATTGTAACGGTCAAAGACTAGGGACACATTAACGACAGATTAGAGGACGATTAGCTGATGTGGTTGTAGTAAGCGAGCAACGCTCCTTCCGGCACCCACATCTTCACGTTCGCGGGCATCGGCACCTTGTTGAACTTCACGTTCTGTCCCTTCGCTACCAGCTTGACGCCTCGAACTAAGAACGGTCCGTAGCGACGAGCGATGGTGTCGAAGCTGCTGTTCAGCCGATTGCTCGTCATCCCCATCGCTCGCTTCATCTCGTCTGTGACGATGCACTCGATCCGTGTGTCCGTTCGCATGTTGTACATCGCTCTCAGCCTCCCGCCTGCATGATGATGTAGATGGTGCCCAAGACGATGACCAGTCCGAGCAGTGCGAAGATCGTGCTCCAAGATGCGGGCTTCTCCTCGACCGGATTGTTGTCGATCCGAGCCTGAAGCTCCTTCGCTGTTCGAGCAAGCTTCTCCTCTAGGTCGCGACGAATGGGATCCACGTCAGTTCCTCCGTATCTCGCCGACTTGGCGAACGCCTACTGTGAACGCTAGGGCCTCGAGGACCCCGATCCGATCTGCGACGTCTTCCATGACGTCGTCTTCTTGGGTCGGGATCGCCGTGCCGCCACGACCGTAGATCCAGCGCCAGTAGTGACACCGTGCGATGAGACGACTCATCGTCATCTCCATCGTGGCCATCGACACCGGTAGCTGGAGAATATCACTCGCTTGAACCATCAAGGCCACAACGTCCTCCTGCGAAGACCAAGGCGACAAATCGATGTCCTTCGACACCACGCCGTCGATCGATCCAGTCGCTTCGTCGAAGTACAGACGGACCGCATCACCGATGACCTCGTCGTCGAACAGTGAGTCGAACGATGCGGAGCAGTTCTGACACCGTGGTTGTGAAGCGTCAGTCGGTAAGCAGCATCGGGGGCACTCCTTCCACGTGATGTGGCCGATCGGCTCTCCACAACCAGGGCAGGTCTCCGTAGGCATCTCGTCCTCGAAGATCCAGCGATTGCATTCCGGGCAGATGCACCCGAGCGGTTCGAACTTCATGATCCCTCCTCGAACATCCGATTGATGATGACGATGCCGATGAGCCCGATGACGACTTTCGCCGCCACCGAGGCCCAGAAGTAACCCGGCACGTAGGTGGATCCGACGATCACGCCTAGTGCGAAGAATGCTGTTTGCTGATGTGTCACTAGCGGTTTCCTCTCCCGTAGTCTTCCTCAAGCGACTTCATCTCGCTCTGGTAGTTGCGTCGAGCCTGATGGTAGATCTCCTTCGCGGTGACGTTCGCGAGGACGTCGTCCTCCGTGTGGTAGCCGAAGTACTCGGGCTCGGGAATGAACTGAGTGCCGAACTGACGTCCGATCACCCGGACCAGTGTCCGCTCGCCGGGAGCAGGCGAATAGCCCCGCTCTTCGATCGGATACGCACGCTCGCCGACTGCTACGGCCTCGCTGTAGCGGTTCACTCGACGAGTGTCCCGAACCAGACGACGGGGTCGCATCAGCGGAGTCGTCTTCACCCACACGACCGACGAGCTGTCGGAAGCGTAGTACGTAGCTCCGGGCTCGAGCACCACCATCCCGTAGACCGCTACCACCTGCACTGCGGCCAGGCGGAACTCAGCCTTGTCGGTGATTCGGAACACCTGCTCCGCACGCTCGATGGCTTCGGGCAGCTCCGTGTAGACCTCGACCTCGTCGAGAATGCCACCGTCGACGGTGTACACGACGGGCAGCTCCAGGTCGGTCTCGACGGTCATCTTGCTTGTGTCGATTTTCATGATTCGTCTCCTCTTGCACTTCGTTGATTGAACCTCGTCCTCTTAATTGTAACGGACGCAGATTAGACCCACATTAGGCGAAGATTAGGGGACGATAAGAGAATGTGACACAGCGGGACCCCGACGGTGACGAGTCGTCGAGGCCCCTGAGCAAAGAGGAGAGAGGTGATAGCGAATGATGGTGTCGAGGAATACCTCGACCTTCTAATTGTAACTCCGCGAGATTAGTATCAGATTAAAGACGTCTAATGAGTTGCTAAGAAGGGGCCCGATAACGAGCCCCTTGCTTCCCTACGCAGTCGCCTGGCCGTTGATGACCTTCACGAACCAGTTGTAGATCATGCGAGCCAGCTGGCGGATGTCGTGATCCGTCTCCTGGCCGATCGCCCACTCCTCGAAGCGGAGCTCCGCGAGGAGCTTGCCGGGGTTCGTCTTCTGGTGCATCTTCTCGAAGGGGTTGGGTACCGCGTACAGCAGCACCGAGTACTTGCCATCGCCACCGCTCATCAGTATGCGGAACTCGAGGCCGTCGTTGAACTCGAGCGTCTCCTCGATCTGGTCTGCGAGCTTCTGGCCGGTTGCTTCTCTCATCGTCGTTCTCCTCGTGAATGTGGGGCCCTTGCGGGCCCCTGCTGGTTGACTATCGCGGGCGTCCCGGCTGGCCGGGCATCTCTTCGGCTTCGAAATCAGGGTCGATGAACGCTGTCCAGTCGCTACCGTCGAACAACTTCTGAATCTCGACGATGACCGGCCTCGTCGGCAGGTCCCAGTCGCCTTCTTCGTCTGTCTCGACTTCGACGACCCTGGTGACCTCGACCTGCACTCTCACTACGATTTGCATTGTCATGCTGCCTCCTCCTTCTCGCTCTTCGCGTCTCCCTCGGCTGCGATCTCTGCTACCCAGAAGAGAAGCTGGCTGCGGTCGTCGCGGCCCATCTCCAGGAGGCGCTTGCCTGCGGCCTTGCGAATCTGCCAGTAGAGCTCGTTGCAGTTGACCTTGCCGTTCTCGTCCTTCGTGTTCTCGATCACTCCTGCTGCTAACTTCACTGCTGTTGCCTTGCGGATCATCGTGCTTGCTCCTCTTCGCTCTTCGTTGAAAACCTTCGTCCTCTTGTCCCAAGATAAGCCCCCGATTAAAGGGAGATTAGAGGTCGATTAGAGTCTTCGAGGAGCAAGAAGCCCCTTTCGGGGCTCCCCGCTTCGCTGCTTAGCTGACCTTCGCTCGCGTGATCATCGTCTCCTTCACGCCGTTGAACTCGCTGTGCTCCTTCACGGTTCCGACTACGGTGACGTCTGCGCCTTCTGCGATGTCCTCGGTCTTGTCTCCGCTTGCGAACCACTTGAGGACGTTGCCTTCTGGGGTCACGAAGACGATCAGCGTGGTCTCTCCGTAGTAGCCCTCGATGAGCTTCGTCGACTTCACGACTGCCTTCGACGTGAGCTTCTGACCGACTGCACCCATGAAGTTGGACACCAGCGCTGCTGACTGCTTCGCTTCCTGCTCCTTCCGAGCCTTGCAAGCAGCGTAGATGCTCACCAGCAGAGCCACGTTGCGGGGCTCCACTGACTCGCAGTTGACGATCGCTCGAAGGTTCGTGATGTAGTCGCTGCTGTCGGTGCTCGCCTGGATGGTCGCGATCATCTGCTCCGCTTCCGCTTCGTACTGCTTGTAGGTGCTCAGCACCTTCGTCTGCAACCGCTTGGCTTCCTCGCCCCACGGGTTGCTGCTGAGGACTTCGAACACCCACTCGCTGGTGCTGCGGATGCTGTTGGCCTGTGCCATCCCGCGGCTTGCCCAACCTCGTTCGTGGATCACTGCGAGGCCAAGCTGGACGATCTCCTTCACGCCGTACCGTGGGGTGCCTCGGAAGCCTCGGTTCTCGCTCTCGAAGTCCCGGATGCTGCGGTCGAAGTCGAGCATCCACAGTGCGGGGTAGATGCCGAGGAAGCGCTGGAGGCAACCGCTGCCGACCTGGACCTCTTCACCCTGCTCGTTCCGGAGCAGGTAGGTGTCGCTGCGGCGTCGTTCGGTCTTGCACACGTCGCAGTGGCAATCGGTCGGTCGCACTGTCAGCTCCTGGCCAGGTGCTGCTCTCGTGATCAAACCGGCCTCGGCGTCCCAGGCCAGTGTGGCTACGAACGTCCAGCCCTCGACCTTGACCGAGGGGACGTTCAACGTCAGCTCTACACGCTGCTCCACCATCTGGAGGCCGGTCTCTTCGTCCCGGTACCGCTCTTCGTACTGCTCGATGGTGAACGTGAACCGCTCGACGATCCCGGCCTTTGCCGCTCGGGCGTTCGCCTTGTTGATCCGCTCGACTGCTTCGTCGAGCTTCTCTGCGTTGAAGTGGAATGTCGTCATCTCGTGCTCTCCTCTGCTTGCTTCGCTTAACTACCGTCCTCTTAATTGTAACGGTCAAAGATTAAGCACACTTTAAGTGAAGATTAGAGGACGATTAGTACCCGAGAAGACGTGCTCGATGGGAGCGGAAGGAGACTGCAGCGAGGGAAGCTCGATCACGAAGGAAGGCGATCGGGTGATCGGTCGCGAATGGGCCCTGAGGAGCATTGCGTCGTCGCTTGAAACCACGGCGTCGACCGATAGGCGCTCCATCCATCAACCAATGCACTATATCGGGCACGCACCACCCCAGAAAGAATGCGCGTACATACGCAGAGGCAAGGAGCTCCTTGAAGACATCAGTAAGATGGTAGGTTGATAGCCACAGTCCTCTGGACCACAGCCAAGAATAGAAGATCGCGTAGGTCAACGCGATGAAAGTGCCGAGGAAAGGCAGGTGCGAGAGCTTCGATCTGTGCGGTAAGATGAGCGCCAACGGGAACCAGAAGACGAGGAAAGCGATCTCCACGAACCAGCCGATCAGCGGGATGGTCGAGAGAAAGAACGACGGGTAGGTCTTCCGCTCGATGTCTCTGACATCAGGCGTGACGACCCACCCGACGACCGTACCGATCGTGAGAGCGACTGCGAGGTCGGTGTCTAGTGCGTAGAAGGCCAACGGAGCCACGAGAGCGGTCGTGACGACAGATGCCTTGAAGTGCGTAGCTCCGTCCGACATCAGAACTTCAGCACCGACTCGCTGGGCTTCGGCAGCTCGATCGGGGTGCCCGTGATCGCAGTCGACTGTGCGGGGAGAGCCTGCTGCGTGGAGGTAGGCGGCTCGGACAGAAGAGGTCGCTGCCGGGCACCGTTGACCCTGACGTTGTCCGTATACGCATCGACGATGTCGGCCTGCATGAACACTCTCGCAGAGGATTCAGTCGCGCGGAGGGCAATGTCCGCACCGCCTCTGACGAGCAGAAAGATCATGCCGATCACCGCGAGAAGACCGCAGAAGATCAGATAGATCTGCAGACCGCTCTCGCCGAAAGCGAACATCACGGTTGCTCCGACAACGACGAATGTACCGAGACCGGACAGAACGAACGGTACGATCTTCTCGGGCAGGCTCTTCGGTTTGACGAGCGGCTCGAACTCGAACTCAGACTTTCTACGACCCATGCTGCTTCTCCTTGCTTAGTACATCGAGCGCCCGTCTCAGACGCCCGTCTGTGGAGCCTCCCGGCTCCGTACCTAATGCACGAGCGAGAGCGGACCAACCGCCTCGCTTCATCGCTTTGCCCTTGAAGTCGTACCACTGCTCGACGATCGGACGAATCAGCTCAGCATCGTCGTTGGCGTCGAACTTCGTCGGTTCTCCCGGCTTTTCCGCTTCTCTCTCGGAGGTTTCACGCTGTTTGGTCGCGAGAACGACGGGAGACTTCAGCGTGCCCCATCGATCGAGAGGGAGATGAACGTCCTCGTTCGACGTCATGAAGGCTTGGAACTTCACCACGTCGGAGCCGACCTTCGCAAAGAGCATGGCGCCCTTCCCGGGCAGCCTCTCCGCTCCGGATCCGCTCGAGCCAGTGACGTCTGTGCTCTCCCGAGCATTGCGGAGACGTCCGACGAGACGCAGACCGAACTGCTGGAGCAAGTCGGTGCCGACCGTCGAGCTGTCCGGCTTGTGAACACTCGCGACCAGATGGATGCGGAGCTCACGACCTTGACGTCCGATCTTGACGAGCTCGTTCTGCATCAGGTCGGTCAACCCCTGCGTGTGGAACTCCGCGATCTCGTCGATCGCCAAGACGATGATCGGCGAGCTCTCGTCGACCTCTTTCCGGTGCTCGAGGATGCCGTCAACCTCCTGCACGACCTCTCTGACCTTGTCGGGAGCCGTGACGACTTGACCTTGCAGGTGCGGCATCCCGTTCAAGAACTTCAACCCTCGACCCTTCATGTCGACTGCGAAGATCCGCAGTTTGTCAGGTGGGGTCGAGTACATCAGACTCGTCAGCAACGTCCGCATCGTGATCGACTTGCCCGAGCCTGTCATCCCCGCAACCAAGACGTGAGCCGTCTCGGCCGATGCGAGGTCGACACCGAGCGTGATCGTCTCGCTGACGAGGAACCGCTGACCGACGATCGCCGTACCGAGGGGCAGACGTTCGAGCTCACGTTTCGTGATGCGGATGGGCTCCGGCGTCGGCTTCAACACCTCGATGATCGCTGGCGAAGACGACTGCAGGATCAGTCGGAGATCGTTCCGACCCAGCCTGGCGTTCGTCTCACGTTCGATGTCGTCGAGAGCCGACTGCAATGCACCGAGACGACCACCACGAAGCACCGATACCGGGAAGAAGATCCCGGTCGGTGTCTCGCGATAGACGTATCTCTGCCTGACTAGGTCATAGCCGATGATCGCCGGAACCTTGAGCTCCTGAGCGATCATCGACATGGTGTAGGCCAAGATGTCGACGTTACACCTTCCCTCCGGTCTTCCCTAAACGTGATGGCGGACGACGTCCACTAGCTTTAGCTCTCTCGCTCATCTGAGCTCTGACTTCTGGCGAACGGGTCTTTCCACGAAGCTTCTCCACTCGCTTTTGGATAGTCTCTGGACTCTGCTTCCTCCCGGAATTAGCCCTACGTGACATCTCGATATGAGCAGCCTTTCGGTCCTCAGTCCAAGATGCACTCAGCTTCTCCCGATGTTCTTTGGAATGACGAGTCCCTCGAGCACTAGGCGGCTTCCTCGCGATGGGGTTGACGTTATACAGCATCCCCGAGTGCCAACTAGTATCCAGCCAAACTTGTTCACGGTCGAGGAGATGCGATTCCTCGCATTGCTCCACGATCGTGAACTCGAAGGCTTCAGCTCCGTATTTCGCCCAAGCGTTGGCGAGAGGCGGATTGAAGTGATCTCCTACATTCAGGCTCTTCCGATGCATCAACCAACGAGACTCGATGTTGACGGAGCTCCCGATGTAGCGCCTCCCCGAAGCTTTGTGGACGATTGCGTAAATGCCTGATGTCATCTATTCTCCCAGGTAGCGCTTCAATGCCTTCCGTGCCAGCTTCTCGGCTTCCTTTTCGGGCTTCAACATCGTCTTGGACAGGACCACGGTGCCCTTCGCCACCAGGGGCGATTCGAGGCTGAAGTCCTTCACGGTCCACACCACCGAAGCGTCTGTCTTCACGACGAGCTTGATCTCGCAACCCTTGCTGTTGATGATCGTCGTCTTCGGCTTGGCTTCTTCAACCTTCTTCGCAACTTCGGCGACCCGTGCTGCTCCCTGAGCGTCGAGAATCGCTTTCGTCTGCTTCAGAATGGCCTGCAGCATCTCGTTGAATTCCCGTGCCCGTTCCTGATCCATCTCCAACCCTGCGCTCATCGTTCGTCTCCTCTGCTTGTTTCTCGGTTTCAACCTCATCCTCTTAATTGTAACGGTTCAAGATAAGAGCCCGATTAAGCCGAGATTAGAGGACGATTAAACTTTGCGGAGACACGAACGCTAGCTAAAGTCGCCGAGATGGATGGTGATCTGACGTCGAGCAGCGATCATCGCGTCGTCTTCGGACGAGAAGCCATCGCCTGTACAGAACGGCGTGACGTCGAGCTCGTCGTAGACGGCCCACCAGATCGTACCGTTCGAACCGAGCCAGGTCTTCACGACGATGCCTCGATACTCGGTCGTCTTCACCGGTGACGCTTCCACCAGTTGTACACCCACTCCGCTACGAGGAACAGCACGACTGCTCCGATCATCAAGCCTAACGTCCATGTCACTTCACGCCTCCTTCGAGCGGGAAGGTCGCCGATGCGACCGTGATCAGCTGCTCTGCCATTCTCGTCTTCTTCTGCGTCAAGCCAGCCTCGCCGCCGTGGATGTGACCGTACGAGAGCCAACGAATGCCTTCTTCGTGGAGCATCACGCACGTCTTCCACAATGTGTAATCTGTAGTGCCGCTGCGACCACCTGGCTGAGATGCGTAATTGAGCGACTTCTCGGTGATCTCGGCGTAGACGTCGGGGCCGATCTTGTCCACGACCGAGAGACAGACAGGAAGGTTCTCACGCAAGCCGATGAACGTCTTCTTGGTCGGGATCTGAATGATGACCGAGTGATAGTCGCGTCGGATAGCTAGCTGACGCTGCTTCACCTCGTTCACCTTTCGCCACTCCTCGATGATCGTGCCAGCGAGGGTCTCGCCTCCCCATTCGAGCTGAACGAAGCGTGTGAGCTCATCTTGCTTCCGACGCTTCCGATCGTCATCCCCGTGCCAAAGCGTCTTCGGTCGTGTAGCAAACCGCTCAACGTCGTAGATCGCTTCGGTAGCCTTGTCGATGACAACGCCGGGCCAGTCGTCCTTCAGATGGGCTACCCAAGCGTCGGGAATGTACAGCAGCTTCGGTGGCTTGAAGCTGATCGGCATCAGCCATTCGATCAAGTTGAAGCACTCGACGTAGTCCATCGTGAGTGGGATGACCTTGAACGACGGCGTCCGCTTGAACCTCCGGACGATCAACGCATCGCCGCCATGACCACGGTAGATGTAAGCATCGTTGCCTGAGACGTCGTAGCAGAGGATGCTCATCAAGCTCCTCTCGTGAGCCAAGAGATGAAGGTCGGGGCGTCCTGACGTGAGGATCGGCAAAGCAGCATCGATCGACTTCTGATCGATCGTCAGCACCTGCAGACTCTCCAATTGCTGGAGCCTCGACCGTTGATCGTCGTCGAAGTCCTCCGTGGTCTTCTCCGGTCCTGTCGGCTCGACCCAGTCGACGACCTGGTAGACCTTCCCGCCACGACGACCGCCGGTGATCTGGAAGCCTTCGGCGCGAAGGCCACCGATCAAGTTCATCCGCTTGATGTCGAGGACCTGCTTCGTCAGCGACTCCGATAGACTCGCCTTGATGATGAGGATCTCCAGCTCCTCCTTCGTCACGCCGGCGAGAAGGGAATCGGCAAGCTCCGGGGCGAGCTTGCCTTTCTGGATTACGAACTCTCGTGTAACTGTCATGGACACCTCCTTTACAGCTGTTGGTAGTTCTTCACGAGCCCGATGAACGTCACCGTCCGCTTGTACTTCCCGGCGGTCCAGGAGATGACGGCGGTCTTCGCCGTGGGGTCCACGGTCTCAACCACGTAGACGTCTCCGTTCTTCAAGGTCGCGTACATCGCTCTGATTGCTGGCGTCGGTGCATCGGCCGGTGCCTTCTCCGGCTTCCGATCATCGCCCGACTGACGGACGGTCGGGGCCTTCTCGGCCTCGGGGTCCACTTCGCCGGTACCTGCTTCAACGAAATCGTACCGAGCTACCAGGTTGTCGATCGAGCACTGACGCTTGTCACGCCCGTCGACCCAGGAGAGCTCGACCTGATCGCCTACGACCGACATCACACGGTAGACGTAGCCGCCCTTCCGTGTCTTCCACTTCGACCCAGGCTTCACCTCGACGTCGATCCGCTTCGCCTCGCCAGCACCGCGTGTGAGCTGAGAAGGACGACGCTTCATCGCACCTTCGGCGCCTGCGACCACTTCCGACCAGCTCGCCGTGTGATATCGCTTGGCGTTGAGGACCTTCGCCGGACCGGCCAACGGGACCAGATCTTCGACCTCGACTTCGAAGCTGACGGTCGGGCCGTTCTTCGGGCTAAGCTGTGCCCACTGCTCTTCGGTGTACTCGGACCGACCGAGGCACAAGAGGAACTTGGTCGTGTTCCAAATTCGTCCCTCGACGTAGCCGTGAAGACCGGTGCTGACTTGCTGAACTCTCGTTCGGTACTTGATCTCGGACATTTCCATGAGTGAAGCTCCTCTTGCTGAGAAATGAATTTGATACCTTAATGCTAACGGATGAAGATAAAGACCACATTAAACTGAGATTAGAGTCCCGGTTCCGGTGCAAGATTGCTAGCATCGACCCCCGTCGGTCGACTCATCGACCCCCGATAGCATAGCATCGACCCCCATAGGGGGCCGGTGCGACGACGACGATCCTCTAGTCTTGCTCTAATGATTTTTGGCCTGGCTTCCTTTATACTTAGGGAAGGCCGTATCTAATTAGCGAGAGGAGCGACGACGACGATGGCCGATACAGACGTGCTCGATATCGAGCAGATCCTCGACCGTGTTGAGGGTTTAGTACCGAGGGGTCCACGCGAGTGGATGTGCAAGTGTCCGGCTCACGAGGACAAGAACGCAAGCTTGTCCATCTGCGAGCTGGACGATGGGAGTCCGTTGATTCACTGCTTCGCGGGATGCTCGTACGGAGCAATCCTCGAAGCTCTAGAGGTCGCGCAACCGAAGCCGGTGACGATATCGTTCACGTCACCTCCACTGAAGGACCTGAGCAAGTCGGGTCTGGGGTTGTGGGCCGAGCTGTTCCAGTTCGACCATCGAGAGCTGGATCCGTTCTTCGTAGGCGGCATCGAGCGTCATCTCTCGATCGAGGCCGACCGGATCGAGTTCCTCTGGCCGGGGATGCCATCGGCGGTGAAGTACCGTCTATCGAACCCGGGCGAGACGAAGGGCTACCTGTGGGGCAAGAATTCGCCGCATCCGCCGATCTGGCCTCAGCTGGAAGAGCAGCTCGAAGAGGAGATCTACCTCACCGAAGGCGAGAGCGATTGCATCGTACTGCGGAGGGCCGGCCTACCGGCCTATGCGATCACCACAGGCGGCTCGAAGAGCACGCTACCGAGGTTCCCCACGAACGTCATCCGGGCTCTCATCGAGAGAGGGGTCCGGACAATCTACCTAGCATTCGACGATGACGATGTAGGCCACAATACCGCGGCCGTCGTCTACAACCAGATCTTGGCGTACGAGAAGATGCTTCCGCTGGACCAGATCATCGACGTTCGGGTCTTGCGAGTGAACGAGCTAGCGTTGTCGTTCTTGGGCGAGAAGGATCTCCGACAGGTCTGGTTGCGGGTGCGTGATCCGGAAGCGTTCAGCGATGGCATTCGGGCGATCAAGGAGGACGCCGATACGGACTCGCCAGCGACCAAGCTGTGGGACCATTGGGAGTACATCAACAGGCCAGTCGCCGACCTCCAGTGGATCGTGAAGGACGTGGTGCAGGCAGGCGGTATCGGCTGGATCAGCGGGTATCCGAAGCGAGGGAAGAGCTGGATCGCGTTAGACCTAGCGTTCGCCATCGCGACAGGCGATCCGTTCTTGAAGCGGTTCGAAGTCCTGATGCCAGGCGACGTGATCTACGTGGTGAAGGAGAACAGCGACTCGTCTACGGTCGGTCGCATCAAGAAGATCCTCGGCTCGAAGAAGTCTGGCTTCTCGGTGTCGATGGGTGGCAAGGAGGTCGACATCGAGCTAGAGAATCGCGTGATGATCGATGCCTCGAGAGACTTCTACTTCGAACCGCAAGCAGTGGAGGCGTTGATCCAGAAGGCGCTTCGTCACATCAAACGGACGGGCAGACCGATCAGAGCGATCATCATCGATCCTCTATCGTTCAGCTTGCCGAAAGGGAAGTTCGATCTCAACTCGTTCGCCGACTTCCAGAAGTACGTGGTCGATCTCGTTGCTCACATCACACGTCGGACCGGAGCAGCGGTCTTGGTCGTGCATCACCAGAACAAGAGCGACGACAACAACACGATGCTAGGTAGCGTGGCTGCCGAGGCGTCGTACGACAACAAGATCATGTTCTTGACGAAGGCGAAGGACCACGTACCAGGCGATCCGGTCCGGATCCAGATTGAGCATCGTGACGGTCAAGCGGTCGTGTTCGATCTGCAGATCAAGATCGACGATCATTCATACGAGACGATAGTAACGGACGTCGACGTCGACGATCTACGAGAGAACGCTGGGATGAACGTGAAGGTCAGCTTCGTCGATAAGCAGAAGCGATACGGCTCGATGATCAAGCCGTTGCTGACCGACCTGCCGGAGGAGTTCCAGTACCGCGACTACGTCGACGTCGTTCGTAGCCAGTACGGTGAGGACGACATCTCAGCCTCGTTGGTCGAGAACGTCTTCAAGTGGTTGAAAGATGGTCAGGAAGGCCCTCCTGTCATCGAGCAGCACAAGAAGGGGTGGTATCGCCTCTTCAAGGGCCCTCAAGCGTAGACGACGGGTACCGACGTTGTCGATAGACCGAGAGCTAGCAGTCATATCTACTATCAAACTTTCACAATTACGACGTGAGCCTAGGGTGAGGGCACGTGGTTGAGTGGGTGAGAGATTCAGTCGAGACTGCTAGCTCTCGAGCATCATTCGAAGGAGCGATCATGAAGGGCGTTACAGTAGTAATCAGAGTCGACGACTACGACGACAACAGTCTAGACGATCATGGACAACCGAAGTTCTCCGATAACGTCGTCTATCGGGAGATCGAGACGAAGGGTCTAGAGAACGGCCAAGAGGTTCGTCATGCGATTACGTCGATCTTCGATATGCTCGATCCCGAAGCTATCGCTAAGATAGGGACTTGGGTCGACAGCTACAAAGAGAAGAAGACGAAGGGAGACGACGATGAAGTATAAGGTCGATGTGGTCGTCGTCGTCGCTACTGTAGAGGACGATGACCACGGTACCGATGCTAGCAGAGCTATCTGGACGAGGAGTCGGTCGATAACGCAGCTCGATAGTGCGAATAGCGTTATCGAAGGCTTGAAGTTTGTTCTCCGTCAACTCCGGGATAGTGAATCGTTGATGAAGCTAGCTGACGCAATCATGAAGTCCGAGCGAGGTTGGTGATGGTTCAAGCACTCTTGCTCCTCTGTTGCTGTATCGTGCCGGTCTGCTTCTGGATCGGGATGTTCACCTGGATGACACACACGCGACCATAGCATCGTCGACCCATCGACCCCCTTAGGGTCGATGCTATGCGATGTAGGGTCGATGGAGGGTCGATGATAGAAATCACGCAAGTAAAACTCGTTCTCGATTACGTTCCTGATCACGTTCTAGAACAGCTCGATGTCGCAACGGCCGTTCGTCAACGAATGTCACAAATCTCGCAAGATCGTCTCCGTCAGTTGCTCGAGACAGGGACGTACGAGCCCTTCTCCGTGGGCATGATCGGCGGTCGAATCTTCCTCGTCGAAGTTCGTCACACACCTGACTGATCGCATCGTCGCACCGCTCCTTTTATAGGGTCGATGCTATGCGACGATGTACGACGATGGGCTTGACCTTTTCCCGTTTCTCGGTTATAATCATAGGTAAGGGTTAAGATTCGTCGTTCGATTCGAGGTGTCTGTGTACGATCCGTCTATCCAACCGCCCGAGAAGCAATCCGTGCCGGCCAACACGCCACGTAAGGTCGTCGGGGTCGTGGTCCAAAACACGAACCTGGTTTTCGGGATCTCATTAGTGCTGATCATCATCGGGGTCTTTCTCCTTGCTTGGTTTGAACGTCCGATTCCCGAGCTGATCAGTGTGTTCGGCGGCGCCATCATCACAGCCATGAGTCGAATCTTCGAACCTAACAGCTCGGGAACGTCCGGAGGTAGCGGTGCCAATTAAGAAGATGAGCCCGCGAGTCCGGACGTTCATCGAGAACTATCTCATCACGTTGAACGCCACTAAAGCAGCCACGGCTGCGGGGTACAAGAACCCCGGAGTCATCGGCGCTCGCTATCTTCAAGAGCCCATCGTCAAGGCAGCCATCGAGAATCGGCTGTCTGAGCTGGCGATGTCGGCCAACGAAGTTCTCCTTCGCCTCTCCCAGCAAGGACAGGCAACGGTCGAGGACTTCGTCAGCTTCACAGACGCCCAGGGGAACCCGGTCGCCCCGTACATCGATCTAGATCGTGCACGTCAAGAAGGCAAGCTTCATCTCTTACGTCGTATCAAGTTCGGACCTCAGATCGAGATCGAGCTTCACGACGCTCAGGCCGCCCTAACCCAGCT